CATTCTGGATGAGATCAAGGCCGGTCTGAATTGGGAGGACATTCCCCTCACATCCCCTCCTAAGAGTACTGGCTCGACGCAAGCCAAGCGATCTCTAGGAGGCAAAGCCGGTGGGCTCTACAGATTCAGTCATGGTGTTCGTCAGACGAAGACACCACTGGCCAAGGCGGCCTGGGAACACTACGTCGCGACGGAAGTGACCAAGTACCCGATTTCACACACGCGGGGTCGTGAGGGGCATCGCCGCTTCGATCATTTGGGCTCTGAAAGAATCGACGAGTCGTGTGAGTGGGAGGATCCCGAAGTCACGGTTCGACCGGTATTCACTTCGGATGGAGAGGTTCACCTGGAAAGGTCTCTCAGATATCCCCGCAGCGAATTCGAGTGGGATGCTTTTGTCAAGGCGGAGGCCAGGAATGACATTGCCTCCGGGGTCAGCAGACGTGTCAATGCGACCGCCGTACGTGAGGCAGGCGGCAAGATCCGGATGGTCACCTCTGGGTCCCAGGCTGGAGCCACCGTGGGAGGTCTCTGGCAGCAAAGGATCCTGCGGGAGATGAAGAAGCTTGAGTTCTTCCCTTCGATGTCCCGGGTCATCACTGGTGACCTTGTCGACGAGATTCTCGGGCATGATGGGGACATGGCTGCGTCTTCGGACTTCACTGCCGCTACTGACCTGTTGGACCCACGGCTCACGAACTGGATCCTGAACTATCTCACCGAAGGATACCCGTACTATGACGTCGTCATGGACGACAACGCCGACAAAGAGATCGTACGGGGTGACCCCTCGTGAGTTTGTGGATGAGCCCCGGCGTGGGGTCCGGATTCGTGGTAAGTGGTTCCAGGAGATGGACCAGGGAGAGGCCGATCAGGAAGGCGTGTCGGTCCGGTATCATGGCCGTGTCCTCAACCTCACAAAGGAGTGCCCACGGGCGGTCAAAACTTGTGGTCAGCTCATGGGTCAAATCACGTCTTTCCCCCTTCTATGCCTCGCCAATGCTGCGTGCACGTTGGCAGCCTACGGGCTACACGGGATTCCCCTTGATGTTGCGCGCCGTCGCTTCATCATCAACGGGGATGACCGCTTGGCGAGGAGCAGTCGGGCGATAGAGGACACGTTTTGGGCGATTTCTGAGTCCATCGGCCTGAAAAGGTCCCCTGGGAAGAGCCACGAGAGCACTCGGTTTGCGTGCATCAATTCGCAGATGTACGTTTTGCGCCGCGGGAATTGGGCACGGATCCAGGTCCTTCGGGGGTCTCTCTTCCATGGGATCATGAAGTTGGAGACGGATGTGTTCAAGCCTTCCCATGTGGTGACCGCCCTCTTCGATCATGTCCCCCGTCGTTCCATGGAGCGGGCCATTGCGTATTGGTTCCATCGTTGGGGCCCCCAGATTCGGAAGGAATGCCAGGGTCGTAACCTCT